GTAAGTATAATAAAAGATACTCAGCTAACCCAGGATTAAAAATTAAATTCAAGAATCATATTTGTGTTGGTGTTGACACAAGCGGATCTGTAAATAATGATGAACTAAAAGAATTCTTTAGTGAGCTTACGCATATGCATAAGACTGGTCATCAGATTACAGTAGTACAGTGTGACACTCAGATAACAAGCGTCAAAGAATTTAAACCTAAACAAGACTGGGAAATACATGGTCGTGGTGGAACAAGCTTCCAACCAGTTATTGACCACTATAATGAAAGAAAAGGGTATTATACAGCCCTTATATATTTAACAGATGGTGAGGCATATGCTCCAGAGAACTGTCCTAATAATACGTTATGGGTACACAGTTCAAACTGTAGGATAAATGAAGAATTACCAGGAAGAAAAATCCAATTAAATTAAAATAAAATGGCAGAAGTAAATTTAAATATTACAGAACTAAAAGGTTTTGTAAATCACATTATTGAGAACAATAGATATCTACAAGAGAATGGAAAAGGTCCTGTATCAGTTGAAGTTGTAGGTGAATCAGGTATTGGTAAAACCTCT